CAAAGGCATCCAAGATGCCCATTTGGATTGGACGGATGACCGTGTTGTCCAAAAGCAAGTATGCGTTCTTGATTTCGTCTGCATTGCTACCCAATCCCGTGTTGTCCTTGATACCAAAGAGCATCGGAGACGTGATGCGGTGACCTACCAGAACCTTTTGAGCCGACTCCCGAGAAAGGAACTCGTACTGCAAGTGGGCGTCTGACAGGGTGACTGGCTCGATCGTAGCCGCCTTTGTACTATCGTCATTGAAAGCAAGAATCCAACGACCTGCGTTGGTGCTGCCCTGCCACTTCTGGGCGATGGTAGAATTGATATTGTCCTGCTCCTCCTGTGGGGGGATGCCGTTGTTGAAGTTGATAATCATTGACGGAGCGAGTCCGTTCTTGATATTGTTGATGTGGTAGTTCGCAATCTCCTCCTCCAACTCCGCATACGGCAGAGCCGCCAAGTAGCGAGGCGGGGAGTAGTAGTACGAACCAGCAGCATACGGGCGGTAGTAGAAGATTTCACGCTTCTCGTTGGACTGCCCGAAAGCAGCGATGCGTTGCACTCCAGTACGGTTACGCACCTTCGTCCAATCCCACGCATAATAGTAGGCATTGATTTCTCCCTCTTGGTCGCACTTCTCCGCTCGCAGGGTCTGAACGGGCATATGCGTCACCTCTGCGATTGCTGATTTGTCAGCATTCCACAACACCTGCAATGCCCCGTTACCCAACCAGTAGACATCGTTGGCGAAGCGGTAGGCGCACTCGTCCGAGATCAACCTACGCAACTCAAGGAAGGCGGATGGATTAGAGGCGGAGTCGGTAGCGTCCAAGCCCTTGCCGTAAATCATATCCACGATACCCGTGATGACTGCGTTGTTTGTGGCGGAGCCGTTCCTGCGGTCAATCAAATACTGGTAGTAGTTGTTGTCATCCCCATACTCCACCCAATCAAGGCGGGGGTTCTCTACGATTGCAGGGGCAACGTAGGAATCAAACTGAACGAGGCGAATGTTATTCTCCATAAATCTTGAACTGATTGTTCATCGTCTCCTCAACAGTAGGGAGGACGGGTTGATAGGTGCTTGTTGTTTGACCACTCGGAAGCATCAGCAGGCGATCGAATGCGAGTACCTTGGTATTTGTCCAAGCCACATTGAACGTCTGTTCCGTGAGGCGAATCATATACACGACCTCGGCATCAAGTGGCGTGGTATTGTAAGTGAACGTGAACTCACGAGTGTCCTTGTCAAAGGTAGGGGAGGTCACGTTGTAGATGGTGTCCGTTCTGCCGTCTTTTGAGTAGAGAACCATCTGAACTCGCCACGTTGAGTTGTACCCTGCGAGGGTATCTACCCCGTTCTGCCAGTCACGCACGGGCAGAGTGATGGCGTTGTTGGTCTTGTATGATACGAAAGTCATACATATATAACCACGAAGTGGGACTTATGTGAAAAAAGAAAGGGGGCCGAAGCCCCCTCTCACGTCCCGTTGGTCTAATTACGACCCAAGTACGATTGTTGGTTTGGTACCTAACAATCCAGCGAACGGGTTATTCGCAACCGCTCCGAGCAGGAAGTTTGCAGGCACACGCTCTTGACCCGTCAAGGTCAAGTTGTAGCCCGTAAGGTCTCCCATTGCAGAACCAGTTACGATAGAACCTCCCGTTACTTCTGAACCGTGTTCCAATCCCATCACCCAAGCGTTGCCGTTGTTGTCTTCAACGATGACTACGGGCTTCGCCCAAGCGAGCAACTTCACCTCTTTGTGGGTGTCGGCATCTTGCTTCTTCAGAACGATGTTCAACACCTGCTCGAAGAAGGTCGTGCCGTTCTCACGAGAGGAAGTGATGGCCTGCTCGAAGTTGGAGGTACCTTTCAAGTCGTACTTGTAGGCACTCGTGGCAGTTGTGGCCAGTTGGTCAATGACATCCGTGTCAGCGGTGTCGTAGGAAATTTGTGCCAAGTCGATGGCGTTGATGAAGTAGACTGCATTCAGTCCTCCAACTTGGTCTTTGCAGGGCTCAATCCGCCCCAGTGTTAATGAACAAGCCATTTTATTTTATTTTTTATAGTCGTTAGAAATGTGAGTTTTAATTCGATGACAGTTGGCGCAAAGTGTTTGCAGGTTGCTCAATTCGTTGTTGTGGCGGTTGCCATCTATATGGTCGACATCAAGCTGGCAAGGGTGGATAGGAATGAATCCACACATCTGGCAAGTCGCTTTCTTGTGTTTCCGATAGACATCTTTTGGTCGGACTGCTCCTTTTGTTTTATACCTCCACGATTGTTTGCACCTTTCACCGCAGAATTTCTTTTGCTGACCAACCAACGGATTTGAACAGTTCAAACACAAAAGGGAGGACGAGGGTGTCTTACCCAAGCCCTCCCCCTGCATCACTTATCAGCGTTTAGGCGTAGTAAACCAAGTCGGCACCTACTCCAAACTGAACACCAGCAGTCATACGCATAATGAAACGTACGTTCTTGCTTCCGTCCAAATCGCCCATATCCAGAACCTTCACTTCGTTGGTGTCGGACAACAAGCCAGTACCGAAGTACAAGTTTGACTTCTGACCAGCAACCATCTTGTTTGAACCAAGACCAGGAGCGTGGAACAACTTGACACCTTCAAACATCAGCTCTTGGTTGTTGAACCATGTTGAACCTTTTGAGTCCACACCCGCAGCACCCAAGCCAGAAGCACCGAATCCGCCCAAAGCACGGACGTAGGCCTTCATTACGTTGGTTGGGATGTAGATGTGCAAGTCCTCCTTACCGAACAATGCGGTTGGGATAGCGTCTACGACCTTGCCCAACTCGGTGATGACGTTGGAAGCAGTTACACCAGCGGTAACGGCAGTCACGTCAATGACAGTAGAGTCAGCAGCAAGCAAAGCTTGGAAGCCGTTGAACTCACCTGCGTTGGCAGTAGCACCAGTCCAGATCTTCTGCTCAATCCACTCGGCAACCTTTGCAGAGTTGTAGGCGATGAAGTAGTCAACGAAGTTCTTTGGCAATACGTCAAAAGCGGAGTAGCCCATTTGGATGGCTTCCCAATCGCTCTCGAAGTCGCTCTTGCACAACTCCAAGTTAACCTGCAAGAACTCGGGCTGCAAGATGCGCTCGGTCAAGGTCAAAGTGGAAGTGTCGGTGAAGTCGCAGGTCTGGTCTTTTACGATACCATCCAGCTCTACACGCTTGATTACTTCTTTGAATTTAATGTTTGGCTTGACAGTCAAGCCGCCTTTTGCGATGGTGTCACCGCTCAACAGGGCAGCAGAGATGTACTGGCCTGCAAATTGACCAGCATAAGTGGTCGTAATGCTCGTGCTTGTGGGCATTTTATTGGGGGTTGTTTAGTTGAATAATTTGTTGAACACTCGGTCTGCGGTTGTCGCAGTACGCTTCGCACCGATTTGGAATTTCAGTTCGGGTTTAACCTCGACAGGAGCAGCCACGATGGGCTTCTCTGCGGCCATTACCACTTCTTTCACTTCCTCCTCTTTTACGGCTTCCACGGACATTTCTTCTTTCTTGCCCATTTCCGCCTTCATCATTTCAACCTCCTCTTTGAGGGATTGAATCATCGCCATCATCTCGGAGGCGGTAGGTTCAGCAGCGGCCTCGACCTCGATGGTCACTTCCTGCTCTGCTTCTTCTGCCTTCTCTTTGATTTCGGCAATCACGCCTTCTTCCGTAACGACCAAGATGCGACCGTCCTCCATTTGGTATTCACCAACAGGGACTGCCACCTTCTCGCCTTCGCTTCCGATAAGGAAGATGTTTTGACCTGCCTCAAGTACCTCGGCTTCCACCATAGTACCATCAGCCAACTTTGCGCTCGCAAGGGCAACCGCTTCGGGCTGCAAGGCGAACTCAATTTTCTTGAAAATGTCGTTCAAGTTCATAGTATAATAATTAGAGATTAGGGATTTTGGGTATTTTTGCCTCCGATGAATCCGATGCCTTGCGCCCACATATCATTCGGGTCACAGCATTTGCGGGAGTAGGTGCCGTCTTTGCAGAGGCATCCACGCCGTGAGTTGGGAGGTACGGGGGGTTTAGGATTGTTTTTCATTTTCCTTGATTTTAGATTCTGCCCAACGCTTCGCAGCCAGTCCACCCCAAAGGAGGTAGGAGATAGTACCGCAAGCGGATGAGTCGCTCTCATCGTAGTATTCCTCGGCTCTTGATAAATAGGAGAACATCCGCTTCACGGTGTCAAATGACACGGGCTTTCCGTCTGCGAGTTGCTGCGCTCGTATCTTGCCTACTGGAGTGGCGCACTTGTTGCCGCCCTTCTCGTTCAGTTCAATGCCCCGCTTGGCGTTGTTACGCACGGCCTCGGGGTAGTCAGAATATGATTCCATAACTACCCGTTGGCCTGCCTTTACCCGCTTGTCTTTTTTTAGGATTCCTTTCACGGCTCCCAGTACATACAGTTCAACGAGGTGTTCCGCCTCTTGCTCCTCGATCTCGGCCATTGAACTCATCGCCACTTCCAGAGATGGCTTGTGTGCGAACCATCCCTCGATGGAGTAGCCCTTGTACTTGCCAGATTTTACGTCCTCCCAAACTTGGTCATTGTCGACCTTGCGGGTCTGCATCCACGTTCCGATGGGGTAGTTCATTCCGTACTTGCGGCTCTTGTCGTGTACTTCGTCTTCAATAATCCATTGCTCAATCGTAGTCACTCCGTTCACCTGTTGCGAATGCTCCGTGGTGGTAGACGCTTGGAGACCTTTCTTGAGGAACAGTTCAGCCGACTGGCGGATGGTTTTGTCCGTGAAAAAGACGTAGTACTCCTCGCCCGTCTTGTCGTCCTTGCGGTAGATGGGTTTGTTCGGGATTAATACAGGGCCGATGATGATTCGCTTCTCCTCGTTTTGGATGGCGAAGGACACCTGTTGTGCGGAGAGGGCTACAAACTCCTCCTCGATTGCTGGGTTCTCCACTACCGAGATAGCGTTCACCCCCATAAACTGCTCGTTTTCAAGCACTAATTCGTA